GAATCGTCTTGTTCGTCTTGTCAAACACGACCTCGGTGGCCTGATTCAACTGGTCCGGGTCAACAATCTTGGTCACAGGCAACTCCTATCGGGCTAGCGGCATCATACCTTCTACGGGTTCGAGTACACGAGATCTGGCTGCTGCACAACGGGTAGCGTCGTGTTCGTTCCAGGCATAACAATCTGCGGTTCGTAGGCGTAGTAGTCGAGGTGCATGATCAGCAAATCGACCGTGATCCCAACCACCGCCCCACCATACGAGTAGACCGTCTTGTACTTCCCCAACCCATCGGAGGTCGTCGCAACTTCCGTGTACAGCTCGACACCATCCGAGTTGCGGACGTACGTCACTTTCGTATTCAACTGCAACCCGGTCAGTGTGTGCGTGACCGTGTTCACAGCCGTCAACGTCCCGGTCGAAGCGTTCTGGATCGACGGCGCACCGGAAGCGTTCGTCCAGTTCAGATCCCAGTCGGTCGTTCCCTCATACCGCACGTCGTACGTATCACCAGAGAACTCCATCCCATCGAAGCTCATATCGCCGGTCAGTGACACCACCTCGATACCGACAGCGTTGTTCACGAACAGGCAGTTCGCTATGTCGATCTCACCCTCATCCCACAGCAGAGCACCGTTGGTCGTGGCAGCGACCGTGTTCAGGAAGTTGCAGTTCCGCACGATCGCATCCCGAGTGTCGATCTCCGAGCAACCATCGAACGTGGTCCCGGCAATCTCATGCGTCGTGGTCGGTGTGCCGAACTGGACCCCGACCGTGGTCGTGGACAGATACGCCCCACGGATCGTGCAGCCGTACATCGTGAAGCTGTGCAGATCTGCATCGTCGGCGTTGATCTGATATCGGACCGCAGAACCGCCACCCAGGATCAGCGTGCCGTTCCGACCAGACATCGCATCTCCGGTCCCGACCTTCACCCCGAGACTGATCGCCTGATCGGCCCCCGTGGCGTTCCCGACGAAATCGATCCGATACAAGCTGTCGGCAACGAACCCGCCTTCTCCGTCTCCGTTCCGGTTGCGGAAAACGAACACCTCGTCCTGGCTGTTGAAGTCGACATGGTTCGAGCCGGTGTCACCGACCGTGATCCGAGCCTGACAGAACACGATCCCGTCGATCGTTTCGGTGATCCCGTACGCCTGCGCTACCGCCTCGCAGTAGGCGGCGATGTCGGCGAAGTCGAAGGCTGCATCGGCGGCGCTCGTGTTGTACGCCGTCACTCCGGTCCCAACCCGGATCGCGTCAACCCAGCAGTTCGCCGGGACGTTACGGATATTCCCCGAGTTCGACAGATCCCAGTAGATCGTCATCGACGCAATGTCGGACGTGTCAACCCATGTTCCAGACGAGGCATAGAGCTGCGAGCCGGTATGCGCCAGATCGATCACGAAGCACTTCCACTCACCACCCCATGTATCGGCCCCGGTCACATGCCATTCCCGGTAGGCACCATTCGCCAGGGTCACCCGCAACGTCACACCCGAAGCGGTGGTCGTCCCGGTCGACTTGTTCTCCATCTTCGCTGCGACCGACGACGACAGCCAGGCGTACACATGGTCCCCGGCAGTCCAGTTGACATCGGTCGGGTTGATCGTCACCGAACCACGAGCGTTCTTCGCCATGTAGAACCCGACGCTGTTCGACCCCTGAACGTAGTAGTCGGGGTCCAAAGATCCGGTCGAGAACGGCGTAGCCGACTCGGCGTCAACGAAGTCTTGCAGGTCGGTCGTTACGGTGAAGGCCATGCGACCTCCACAATCACGCACGGCTCCCGGTCGCCGGTCAGGTTCGAGGCCTCACACAACCAATAGTCGTCGGGGTCATCGTCCGGGCGGATCACCTTCGATTCGTGGACCGTACACCAGCGCATCAGTGGAACACCTTCACATCGTAGGTGCATCGCACCAACTGGATCCCGTCGCGGAGGACCGGTCCCGCCGGGTCGGAACCTCGGATACACCCCTCCACATACAGCCCGTTGTCGGGATCGTTCTCCGGCCAATACCGATGCTCCCCGTCGCCTTGGTGCAACACCCGATCGACTTCCCGCCACACGGCCATCGCCCGGTCCGCCGCATCATATTTTTGGGTTCGCCCATCCGGGAACCTCGAATCGTCCGACAGGCAGTCGATGACCAGGATCGGGAACTCCGACGACTTGAAGATCGGTTTTGTCCATCCGGCCACCCGACGGATCACAATCCCCGCCTCGCCGGTACCTTCGAGACCGGTCAACTGGCCGTCGTCATCGACCCGCTGCACGAACCATTTCCACACGTTCCGGACAACCAGGTTCTTGACCGGGTTCTGGTTCAGTAGATGGCGGCGGCAGGCGGTTTCGAGTTCCACAGGGTCACACTCCGAACGAATGCCGGAACGCGGACAGCATCGCTTTTGCCATCCCCTCCGGGTACAGGTGTTGTGTCGCGACGACCGCCGGGGTCATAAAATCGTGGGATCCGCCCCGACCGAACTCGAACCCGGCGTAGGTGACCGGGTTGTTCGGACCCGGCGAGTACCCGCCGTATAGGATCTCCACCTTCGTCCCGGTTTTCATTTTGCGGATCTCGACCCGCCCGGACCCTTTCAGCGACCCGGTGATCACATGCACATCGTTTTGGGTATGAGCGAACGTCGCTCCGGCAGCCTGCTCGATGTCGGCCGGGTCACCCGCGAAGATCGAAGGCCCGAACCGTTTGGAGGCTTTCACCCAGTTGTCGACCCCCTCGACCTTGATCCGGAACTTAGCGGGCACGGACACCCTCCAACATGGCTCGAACCCCGTTCGCGTATGAGGTGACGATCCGATACAACTTCACCGGCCCGTTGATCGTGGTCACCTGAATGGTCGCTTCCTCCGGGAACGCTACCCCCGTCCACGGGAACTCGACCTTGCAGATATGTTCGATGGTCCGGTTCCCGTCCCGATCCCGGCGGGTTTTGGTCTCTTCGAGGACAGCACCCAAAGCCTCATACAGCGGGTCGCCCGGCCGGAGATGGATCACCCCGTCCTCGTCTTCACCGAACTTATCCGCCGCCCATATCGTGATCAGCGGATAGGTAACCGGGAACGTGTCGGGGATCCGCTCCCCATCCAACAAGACGGTGTTGCCGGTCAGCCGGGCAGCACCCTCATTAGAGATCTGCCGGTACAGCAACTCCCGGTCGCGGGCTAACTGGTCCCGACCGGGGTTATATCCGGGAGTGTCGTGAAGTTCAATCCTCGTCTGCGGGGTCGCCATCAGCAACCTCCGACGCTATCGCCTCGACCAGTTCATCCCGGTCCATCCGCGACCGGCCGGAGATCCCCAACTCGGAGGCTTGTGCCCGGAGTTCCGTCAGCGACAACTCCGGCACGTCGGCGGGTTCTGCCGGAGGATCAGACGGCTGCCGGTTCAGCTCGGCGAGACGAGCCGCGTCGTACGGTCCCATCCACCGGCCGGTGATCCGATCGTAGATCTGGCCTCTCGTGTTCACATATCGTTCCGTCACCGACATCCCTTTCGTAAGCCCCCAGGGGACGGGAGGAGGGGGGCCAACCCCCGTCCCCGGGGTGTCTTCGTTTACACGCCGCTCGACAGGACTTCGATCTGAGTCAGAAGTTCCGCAGAGTGAAGCGACGGGAACGCGATGGCAGCAGCCTTCACATACTCGGCGACAGGGTCGTTATCCGCGTACGTTTTGGCGATGATGCCAGGCGCTTCCGACGCCAGCGTGGTGCCGAGCAGATCCGAGATCGCTTCGGCGGTCGGACCGAACAGGGTCTCTCCGAACCCGTCCGGCACATCGGGGATGATGAACGCCCGGTGGTAGTCCATCGTCCTGACCGACGTGATTGTGCCGTCCTCGGCTTCCGACTCGACCGACAGATCGTAAGTCGAGATCGGTGGGAGACCATACCGGTCCCACACCGCGGACAGCTCACCCGGCGACAGGATCTGCTCCGGTCCGGTCGCGCCTCGGATCAGGTCACGAGCCGGAGTGTTCTGGAACAGGTACGCCCGCGCCCGGCGAGACATGACGATCTCCCTCCACCCGAACCCGTAGGTCGTAATGAAGTCGTCCTGCCACGTCACCAGGTCGGTGATCGGGTCGGCGGTAGCGACTACATCCCAGTAGCCGGTCCCGTCAGTGTCGGCGTCGTACTGTTGACCGACCCCGAAATCAACGTCGAACTGGACGTTGTTCTCGTTGTACGCCACCGACGCCTCCGAGAGCGCCTGCATTTGCAGCCACTCCACCCGAGCCTGAACCGAGTTCACCAGCCGGGTTGTGATGTCGTAGACCGCGTCGATCGAACGCTGCTCATCGTCCGTGCCTCTGCGGGGTTGCTTGAAACGGATCAACTCTTTCTCACCGATCTTTTCTTTGAGCTTGATCGGCGGAAGTTCCATCCGTACTTTCTCTCCAAGTCCGGGTCGTGGACCGAACGGTGCCTCCGACTCGTAGCCGATGACTTTCGCCATCACCCTGCGAGCACGAGCACCCTTCACATACTCAACCTCCAGATCATCGACCGTCCGTACAGGCAACCAACGGTTCCCTTGGAAGGTCGCTGGGGTCGGGATGTTCCGCACGAAACCCAGGAGCTGTGGAGTCCGAAACTCCTCTAGTTCCCAAAGTGCCATTGTTCCCTACCCCTTTACTGGAAGATGATCGCCCCGGCGAGGTCCGTCTTGGCGTTGGCATCGACACCCGACGTGCGGGATTCGATAACCGAACCGTGCAACATGATCGCCGAGATAATGTCCACGTTGTCCTTGAAGTTGACAGCTTCCACCAGGAAGCCCTTCGCGGTTTCGCGGCCATCAGAGGCACCATCGTCGTACGGTCCATATTTGCCAGTCGCGGTGATCTCACCGAGCAATGTCCCGGCTTGGAGGATTCGGTTGCCGTTGGAATCAACCCCGCCCACAGTCGCCTGGTCGATCGTCACGCCACCCCGCACCGCGAGGAGATGTTCCGAAGCCAAGAAGTTGTAGTCGGCGCTGATCCCCAGGCTCACACGGGTTAGACCCGGTTGAAAACCCATCAGGAATCCTTTCCTCCAAAACGTTTCTTCGCGACCTCTTCACCCTTCTTGAACAGGTCCCGGTCGGTGGGCTTTTTCGCCCCGCCGGTCCCCTCCTTACTGGGTGGTTGGCCGCTCCCTTCCGGATCTTCGTCTTTGAGCAGACCCCGCTTCTTCAAATCGTCGCGGACCCGTCCCTCAGCCTGATCCCGTGACTTAGCCAGAATCCCCGCAACACGTTTGACGATGTCCACCGCCAGCTCGTCCTCATCATCATCGACGGTCAGGATCATCCGTCCGGCTATTTCACCGGCCAGTTCCCGACCCGCCTCCTGCAAATCAGGTTCGAGCGTGTCGCGTATCTCGTCCCGGATCGCCCGCTTCAACAGTTTCCGAGCCAACCTGACTTCACCCTCCGTGGAGGCTTCCGCCGGTTTCTCACCCTCAACCTTCGGCTTCTCCGGCTTGCTGAGCCGGTCGAGCACCTGGTTGATCCGTTTGTCGGCGACCTGGTTCGCGGATTCGATCACCTTGGCGGACACCTGCTCGACAACAGCCGACACGATCGCGTCGACGTCGAGTTCCTGCCCACCCGAGCTGGACTCTTCGTCCTCAGTCTCGTCTTCGGTGGTCTCTTCCTCTTCGGTTCTGGTTGTCACTTCGCCCCTCCGATCTACCCCGGTCACCCGCCCCTACAACGGTTCGGGTCCGGTCATCCCGCGGTTCGCTGAACGCAGCCTACCATCAGCCTTCCCGGACGGGTCACTTCTCTAACGATCGGAGCCGTTCCGCGATCCGGTCGGCTCGGGCGGCGGTCCGGAGCATCGCCCAGCCCCACAGCAGAACCACCAAAGTTACGATCCCGCAGAACCACCACATTCGTCCAACCTCCGCCCGTGCTCGTCGATGAACGCTTCCCCCCATTTCGGTCTGCCGAGCAGGATACCCTCAGCGACGAGGACGGCAGGAACGTGGTAGCTGCCATCGGCTATGCGGGCACGGAGATATTCGATCCGCCGGACCCGCGCCTTCCAGTATTCGGGTGTCCGTTCCGGACCGAGACGAGGTTCGCGAGATAGGACATCCAAGGCTTCGAGCTGATCGAGCCATTCGTCCCAATCCACCGGGCCAAGCTAACCGGGAATGATCCTGACGGTGGCTTCTTCCTGATGGACGGGTTTCGGTGGAGATCCGACCCGTCCCGGAGCGTGGAACAGCTCGACGGTCAGATCCGCCATCAGCCGCCCTAACAGCTCATCCCGGTCGAGGGTGTTCTCACAGACCGCGATCAACGTACGACGTTCGGGACGATGCAACCAGACTTCCCATCCCAACACGGTTTCGGTGGTTCCGATCTGGAGATACCCGACGACCGGGTTCCCGACCTCCACCGTCCGGGACCTCACCGGAGTTTCCAGATGGTCGCTTTATGACCGGTGCGGGTGGTGGCGGTCCGGTCGGTGTCTTCGACCAGCCCCGCTTCGACCAGCTCTTTGACCCTGGACGCCACCTGGTTCTTTGAGATGTCCCGCCCGTATTGGGTGCGGAGGAAGGTGGTGATCTCTTCGGTCAGGAACTCGCCGGTTTCGAGGATCAGCAGGATCCTGGCCTTGTCGGTACCGGCCCGCGGTCGGGAACCCCGATACGCTTCCCGAGACCGTTGCACCTGCGGGGACGGTCGGGAACCTAAGCAGCCTCTACAGATCTGATTCTTTCCGCCGATCGTGTCCACCCACTCGTGGTGTATGCAACCCATCAGATCCCCGCCAGCGGATCGTCGTCGTACCCCCATCCCAACTGGATCTCGGCGAAGGCTTCCGGGGTGACCGTCTCCCAGTCGGCGGACCCGCCCGCACCCGACCAGTCGATCCCCACATATTCTTCCCATTCCCGTTTCCGGGCGGTCCGATATTCGGAATGCCACACCCCGTCCTGGTCGGTGTACCGGCGTAACACCAGGTTCGGGATGTTGTCCTGGTCGTACCTCACGAGAAACTGGATCATCTGCCCTCCTCACCCCGACTATACCATACTGGTGTGGTCAGGGTAGGTTTTTGAGGAGGGTGTGGCGGGTGAGACCATCCAACAGACACACTTCCGGGACTGGCAACCCGAGCAGTTCCCCGGACGTCACCAACCAGGTTCGGAGATCCGGGTCGCCCTCCCAAGTGAGATCCACCTGCCGCCACTCGGCGACCTCCCGAACCACCGCAACGTTATCCAGCAAGGACATTGTCCTCCACCCATCTCGCCAACTCCGGGTACGCCCGCCGCCACTCTTCCCCAGTTTTGTGAAGCCGGAACCCCGCATCCCGGCGGGATCCCATGAAGTAGAACCGGGTCACCTCAGAGACAGCTTCCTGCGGGGACTCCGCCGCATACCAGAAGTTCTTGTCTTCCTTGACTAACTCCCCAACCTTAGCGAACAGACCGTCCTCCTGGAACCGGGCGGATATGGCCCCACCCGAAGCGTCATCGAGAGCGTGGGTCATCTCATGCACCAACGTTTCGGACACCTCCCTCGACGCGGCCCGGGTGACCACCGCCCCCGGTTTCGGGTTGGCTGCCTTCCATGCCGTCTCGAACTGTCGGTACTCTGGCGTCCCGACCCGACCCCAACCGTCCTGCGCTTCGATATACCGGGCCAGCCAGGACGACAACGATTCGCCTTCGCCAGCCGCCCGAGCCGACCTCCCGATGTTGATCGATAACGTCTTGTCGGCCGGACGGAAAAACCCGACCCACCCTTCGGGGACTTTCTCCACCACATAGGTACTGTTGATATGCGACATCGACCGTTCGATCAGCGACCGGCCTTGGGTTCCCAACGAGTCATCAACGAACGTGAACACCTTGTCCCAGTATTCGGTGCCGCCCACCAGCTCCGAGCCACGCACCATCCCAGCGAACTGGGCGGAAGACCCGGCCCTCACCGCCCCTCCAGTTTCGGCGCTTGTCACCCCAGTCCCCACCGACTTTTGAGTAGCGAAGAAACGCTCGTAGAAACTGTTGAGGCGACCCTTCGCAGCCTGCTTCTCCCACAGATACGGGTCGACCTGCGAACCGAACTGGGAACCCAAAGCACCCCGAGGTGTTCGAGTGGCCGACGACGCCGCCCGCATCAGCTTGTCCAACCGGATCGCTTCCGGTGTGTACTCGGGGATGATCCGATAGTCGTCATACCAGACGTGGATCTTCCGGGCGATCCTGAACGATTTCGGAGTGTGGAACTGGATCTCGACGGCTTGCCCGTCCTTCACCCAAACGGTGTTCTGCCCTCGATACTGGCCTCCCTGCAACCAGTAGTTCTTGTCTTTCGTGAGCCGGTAACCCCGCTGTTTCAACAAGCGGCGGACCTCCGCCTGACCCCTCGCATATTGGCGGGTCGGGAACGTGTAGGTGTACCGGTTGACGTCGGTGATCGCAGCGACGGCCTCATCGATCGTCTGCCCGTTCTTCACCCCAGCGGCGATCTTCCGGGCGAGTGACCCCTCCGACTTGATGTGATATTTCAGATCGACGAGACGGCCACCAGTCCGGTCGGCGTACCGTTCAAAGTCTTTCAAGAACCGGGCGGCGTCGTCCTCAGAACGGAGCAGCCGGGCTTTCGCCGCGGCGGTCGATTCTGGAGTCGCGGCGATCTTCTCGACCTTCGACGTGAACGGAGAGTTCACATTCGGGCGTTTCAGGCGGGACTCCCGAGCGACCTGCTTCTCGAACTTGGCCGGATCCGCCTGATACCGCTCCCGGAGCATCCGCTGCGACCGTAACGTGTCCGGAGGTTCGATCCCCGGTCCGGTGAAATCCACCAACGTCCGGCACGAATAATGAAACGGCGGATAGGGGAACGTCCCGTTGAGCGTATCGAAATCTTGATACAGGTCACGAACCTGCCCGTTGGCGTCCATACACACGATCGTCGTGTTGTCATCCAGAAGGGCGTACAGAACTTTCTGCGGAACCCGCGACGGCGGAGCGACCTCCAGATCGTAGGCGGTCACCCGAACAGCTCCCCGGCCACCCGAAGCCGCTCCTCGTTGACCATCGCATACGCATGTTGGATCATCGAAGACTTGACCAGCCCGGGGATCGACCAGGCAACCCCCACCCCCGACCGGCCCACCCACCGTAACGGTTTCTCCGAGGTGACCCGCGCCCACCACGAATCGTCGTACCGTTCCGCGTAATGTCCCTGCCGGATGACCTGGGTCAACACATACTCGAACAGGATCCCGTTCCGTTCCTCCAGGATGTCCCCAGCGTTCCGGAGTGTCGGAGACCGGTCACCGATAGTCGGCGGCGGATAGCCGAGCTGCCCGGCCAACACCCGCATATCTTTCCGGAGGGCGATCCCCGCCTCCAAATGGACGTGCGACAGGAACCCCATCTGCGCCGACTCGCAGTCACCCCGCAACACTTCCAGCCACTCGATCAGGGTCTGGTTCCGGGACGGGAACTTGGGGAGCACCAGCAAGCCGATAGCCTCCCGCACATACAGGTTGACCCGCTCGACGGTTTCGATCTCCCAACGGCGGATCTTCCGGTCCAACACCCGGACCGTCGTGGCGGTCATTATGACCTGACGGTACTGAACCTGGTGCCCTGCTCGATCGCCGCACCCGTCGATTCGATAGCCGAGTCGATCTCCTCCACAATCTTCGCGATCTCATCCTCCGAGTAGCCCTTCTTCCGGAGAGCTTCCTGCCGGGAGATCATCTCAGACACGAAATCGTCACGGACGGCGACCTCATCCACGATGTAGGCGGTACCGAACGACACCCGCAAGTTCCGATCCTCGAACTGGCCTTCCACTGCGGCGACCACCTCCGGAGAGTAGAAATCCCACACGAGTTCCGTACCGGCCTCACCCTCGATGGTCTGCTCCACCTGCGAAGAGAACCGGGCGTATCCGTCCACGTCCATCGCCATGAGGATCATCCGCCGGAACCCATGCTTCAACGCTTCGACCGTCTTCCGGAACGTCCCGTCTGTTTTCCGGTTCAGGATCTCCAGCGCGTATCCGGACACCCCACCAAACGAGGAGATCTTCGACGGGTCGATGTCCTCCAACCCGAGCAGCGACCAGATCGCGTCGGCTAAACCTTCCAACTGGTCGGTGATCAGCCCTGTGTCGGTGGGCAGCTCGATCGAGTGGATGCCCGTACCACCCGGGAACGAAGCGAAATCGCCGATGTCTTTCCGGATGAACAGATCCTCACCCGATTCGGCTTTCAGGTGGATCTGGTCTCCGACCACCGCCAACGTCGCGAACGAGTTGTACCGGAGCGCCAAATATTCGAGTTGCCGGGTGGCGTTGTACCGGTCGACGGTCCGCATCAACTGTTCCTGGATCGCGGAACGGCCGAACATCGACCTCAACCCTTCCGCTTCGCCCCGCAGATGAATGAACGGCAGGAACGGCAACCCCAGTCGGCGGGTACCCACCAGCACCTGATCGTCCGACCCGTATGTGTCCGCCTCATAGGTATCCTCGACGGCTTCCAACCGGACCTCATCATCCGGGTACAGGAACGGTCGCATCGTGTACTCGCGGACGATCTCCTCATCATCCCAGTCGACAGTCTGGATGATCACCTTCACCAACTGTTTCCAATCCTGGCTGGAGTAGATGAACTCGGCGGCTTCCTCCTCCCACCAGCGGACCTCCACCCCGATGTTCGCCGGGTCGATCACCGTAGCCAGACGGCGGGGCACCAGCTCCCCGTACAGGTTCCCGATCATCAGCACCTCACGGGAGATCTCCTGGTTCCGGTCCTCCATCTGCGACACGTCCCACAGGTCATCGATAAACTGGCTGATCTTCGCCCGTTCCGCATCGTCGGCGGCTTCCGACTTGATGACCATCCCGCCAGTGATCTGATCAGCGAGGAAATCCAACCCCTCCTGCGTGTGGGTCGAGTAGGCGTGCGCCCGCTGATGTTCCTTCAACCCGGACGGGTCGGACACACCCAACACGTCTGCGGTGTGTTGGTTCAACTCGTCGTATTGGCGTCCCCAGTAATAATCCCGGCGAGCGCCGACGTCTGTATCCCGGGCGAACAGTTTCATGCGTCCTCCACTCTACAACTCGACCCCACGATCAGCGAGGGTTGTCCGATGATGAACCTTCGCGGCTGGCACCCTATACCGCTCGAACCCCCACCGGAGATGCCACCAGGCGATCACCATATCGTCATGTTCCCCGACTCCCTCCAGTTTGTCACCCGACCATCCGAAGTTCTCGACTTCCGACAGGAACTGTCGCATCACATCATGGTTGCGGGTACCCGCCTCATACGGGAACGTCCACCGTTTCCGTTCCACATCGAACAGCAACCCGGGGACACCCTCCTGCAAATCCTGTTTCGAGTTGACACCATGCCCAACCACCGGCACCTGCGAGTTCGCCGACAGGTACTGCCGCCACACCAACTGGGCGGACGCCTCCTCGATCACCACGAAGTCGTCCTGGTATCTCGCCCACTCCGCTTCGATCAGAGCGCATTGCTCCTCGAACGACAGACGCTGCCACCGGTTCACGTCGAGGACTTGGATCGTCCCGTCCCGCTGATCCAACCGGCCGGTCATCTTCGCCAGCCAGTCGCCACCGGTCCTCTCCGACCAGGCGATATCCCACGCCGATCCGACCAGATACCGCTGTTCCATCCCGTTCGGTTTCCGATACCAGTCGACCAGCGCCAAGTTCCGGGCCAGCATCGGTTCCATCCGCTCCCGGGGAAACAGCGACGACGACTGACCACGCGGCCGGGTCCGGTATTCCCGATCGAACAGCAGCGACGAGACCTCCTGCTCTTTGGCGGTCAAACACTGATCGATCTCCGGACACGATTTGCACGGCAGCGCATACCGGGCGGTTTCCCATTCCTCTTTCGGAGCGGCCAACACATGATCCGAGCAGACCTTCAACGCGATGTACGGCCACCGGCCCGGCCAAAAAGGAACCCGACCGAGCTTCACCCAATCATCCATCGTTGAGTGAACCCGGTCGGGTGCCTGGACTTGTTCTACCGTGGGAGCCACGGCATTAGGTTACTTGGCTGGACGGAACGTCACCTCATCAACCTGCAACACGCAGATATGTTGGATCCCCTCTTCGCCCTCGATAAAG